CCGTTATCCATCACTCCTGTGTAAACGGAGTAATCAAAGAACTGCGGTTCACTCATAATCACTTGCCTTTCGTCGGTACTCCGACCCTAGGGCATTGGTCAAGCTTTAGGTGGGATTTCCCCGAAGACCTTTAGAAATGCGGCTTTCACCCAGATCACGGAATCCGCAGCTTGTGGTGTGATCTCAATATGGAACCAGTCTCCGCCGGGAGCTCCGTGGATTGTTGGCTTGTCGTATTTCTGCCATGCGTAGCGGTCACAGCGCCATGCGCGTCCGAACTTTTCGGGCATGTAATCGAGAATGCATTGAAGACCGAGATCGTTAGCGTTTGCGACAAGCTTGTCAATGAAAACCAGCGCTTCTTTGCGTCCTGCTTTTGGATGCTTTTCGCTTTTGCGGTACGAAAGATCTACAGCTCTGCCAGTGGCGTGAACTGAAAGCGATCCGGGTTTTCCGCGCATGTCGCGCTGACCCCATGAACCATTGTTCCAAAGCGCGCCATTCGATGCTGCGATTGCCTGACGGATCCATTCATCCATTCCTGCACGCGGTTTCGGTGATGCTCCGTCAGCGTTGCCGATGTAATCCCGAGCGTTCGGGACTTCGGGTTTAGCTTTGGCTACTGTCACGACCAAAAGCCGAGTCTTTAGGGTTTACCCAGCGCAGCAACGGAGGGATGATTGCTGCGATTGCACCTTTGCCAAAGTCACGCGGATCTGTCGTGCCCGTGGAATAGACCGCGATGAGAGCTCCGACTACTGAGCGCGCGTAGCTGGCGATTAGGGCTTTGTCTTTAGCTTTCATCGTCTTTGTCCTTTTGTTTGTTTTTGAGTCCGTTAGATGCAAGTAATCCTATTAGACCGCCGGAGAGTGTCATCAGCATTGGGTTGAGCACTGAGAAGGCTTCAGCGTCATTTGGTGCTTGCTCAAGTGGTTGTGTCACAAAGAGCAAACCGTAAAGCAGTGTAAAAATTGATCCGACAAAAGCGAGTGTCAAACCACAGCCGACGATGAGAATTAGTCGAGCTTTGATTTCTTCGTTCGTGTATTTAGGCACAGCGACCAGTCCCAATTTGTAGATCTGATGAGATCGTTACTGGCTGGTTGCCTGCACGGACACAGTTTTTGCGTTCACGATCCGAGCATCCAGAGCATCCCCACACCACGACTGCGATGAGTACGCCGTAGCCGATGAGGTAACGCCAGCGCATTACGACAGCAGAGTTGCAACTTCGTCGGCAGTGAGTCCGAGTTTTTTGATAACCGCATTGCGTGCAGCGTTTTTGTCGGCTTGATGTTTTTCTATTGCTGCGATGATTTCTTGTTCCGTTGGTTCTGTTTCGCCTTCGGTCCAGCCCATGTGCTCAATGGCAAATTGTTCGTGTGCGTAAATCATCAGATAGGTCCCATGTCTTCTACCATTAGTTGCAATGGGTTTGTAGGTCCAGCGATCAATGTTGCTGTATCGGTTTGACATTGTGCGCGTAGTTTGACCGTGATTGAACCCGGCGTAAATCCTGACAAATAGCACGGGAATGAAAGATTGAAATACTGTCCAGCTGAACCGGGCGTTGCGTAAACCTGCGCGTATACACCATTGCCTGAATTAGTCAAAAATAAGCCAGTCCATGTTGCTGAAGTGTTTTTCAAGCCTGAGCAAAGAACACTGAACTTGTAAACTCGATTCGCTAAAGCTGTGAAAGTGACATTCGTTCCAGTTACATCTGCAAGTGTTGTCGTGACAGTCACATTTGCTGTTGTGTAGGAAGCAAGACCAACTACGCCAAATGGAAAATTATTGCATTCCTGCGCGGTCAGGACATCGCCTGCGACGAACGCATTATTTGGTGAAATTGCCATAGTGTCTCCTAGGTTAGTGCGTACACGGTTGAAAGTGTGGAACTGTCAAGAATGAAGTCCAGATAAATCTGTGTCGGGGATGTGTAAATAGTGGTTTTGTGTGGCTGGCTAAAAGTGATCTCATGCACAATTCCTTCAAGAGCTGCAGTTTCCGAGACGATCGATGTCGTGGTTGGACTGGTCTGGATCGTTTTCTCAATTCTGACCACGCTTCCGATGTCGAGTGTTGCCACCACATCACGCTGAGCTGTAGTCAAAGTCTGGAACTCTGTCGTCAAGCCAGTAAAGACTGCTGTAGGGACAGGTCGGATGAGATATGCAGCCAAAGTAAGAGCTGCAGCGTCGTTGTGCAGAAGGCTTCCGAGATAGGACACAGACTGGATGAAATACTCTGCCTGTGAGCCTGCGTCGTCAATGGTCTGTGGGTTGGTTGGGTCTTGCAAAGTTGAAACGGTCGCGCGATTGACCACCTTGTCCGCGCCGAAATTGATGCCAAGATCCGAATATGGATAGTCGCCATGATCGCTGAATGTTGCTATCGGTGTTCCAACAAAACTTCCGATTCTGTTTTGGAATGTGAACACTCCTGAACGGTTCACGAACGCGCGTCCCTGTTCCGCGTCAATAATGTCGGCGAGGTATTGTTGAACATTGGTTCCCTGTGGGACCGTAAATGCAGCTGATCCGCCAAGCGTGGTTTCGCCTGTTTCTATTGATTGCTGACCTACGCCTTGGAACGCGTCTACTTCTGGGAGCGCGAGCATCTCAACGACTCGAGCGCTTGAAAGCTGTTCGCTGACATTCCATTCGTCCAGTTCTGCCTGTGCGAGTAGATATTGGTTATCTACACAGAACACCTGAACGGTGTCGTTATTGTCCATGCTGAAGAAATAGTCGTATGTGACAATGATTCCCTGAAAGAGCGACTCTGCAACTCCTGACGCGTTGTAACGGTAAAAACGAACTTGGCGCATCGGTGCGAGACCCGGCTGATTATTTGCTGGGTCAGCGTTGGCATCGTTGAATGGGTTGAACGCGCCATAAGCGATCTGATCATTGAGTGTGAAACTCATCGTGCCGGGCAAGAACTGGTCACCGATGTCGCGCCTACCGCGAAAAATGTTCACAGCTGTCACGCCTGTGGTCACATCAGCAAAAGTTGTACCCGGTCCGAGCGTGTAAAGCGTGTTATCTAAAACGCCTTTGAGATCTGAGTCAAGTACAAAACTGCCCGAATCAAAGCCTGTGTCGATCTCAAGCTTGTACTCACCAGACTGGACGACTGCTGCACCCATGGTTACGCGACCGCGATAGCTGCTGGACCGTATGCACGATTAGCTGCACGAATGGCATCGATCACTGCTTTGCCTTGCTCGGCTGATGAGTTGAGTCCACCGCTCACATTGATGTTGTAAACCGACCCACCGCGCATAGCTGCGAACTCTTCCGCGCTCGTTGGGATTGATGCCATTGTGGACTCTGATGGACCTAAGAAAATTGCGTTGGTGAGGTCTTGGAAGTTTGCTCCGATACCTTTCACATCTGCAAGGTTCAATTTTGGATTCTTCAGCTTTGCCTGTGCGCCAGCAATTGCATCCTCAATGCCCTTTAGCATCGCTTCGCCTTGCTTGACTCCAGCTCCATAGAACATGTCAGCACCCATAACACCGAGCGCGTCGGCAAACATGTTGAGAGAGTCCAGCATTTGGTTGATCCCATTGGGCCCTGTAATCGCGTCTGAGCCACCTTGGATGAGTTCTGTGGCGATTGCGTCACCAGCCTCTTGACCTGCTGCGAGAACGCTTCTGAGAGCCCTTTCCGAGAGACCCATTTTGAGCAGTTGCTCGACTTTGGATCCGAACGCTTTAGCGCCTTGAGCTTGCTGTGTGAGCTGGGCAAGAATGGTCGTTCCAGCTTCTTTGGCAGCGTCGGCTGCACCAGAGATCGAGAACTCGCCAGTGACCGATTGCGAGACCGTGGTCTTGAACTCGTCGTAAGCAGTTTTGGCTTCTTCTAGTTTTCCTTTGGCAGCGTCAAGAGCGTCGCTAAATTGCTTTTCAATTTCGTCTCGAGCTTCTTTGATTTTCTTTGCCATCTCGTCCACGGCTTTACCAGCACCACCAGCACCATCGCCGAGGTTCAGTAGTCCCTTGTTTGCAATGCCAGCAGAGTCAGCGATGCGCATCTGCTGAGCGTTGGACACGCCGAGCTTCTCGTTGTACGCGCCGAACTGCTTCTCGGTCGTGACCAGATTTGAGATGCCATTGACAAGCGAACCAAAGAAACCGAATGCGCTATTGGTCGCCTTGAAGAACTCAATGCCAACGAACTTGATCCCGTCGGCAAGCTTGCCCCATGTCTGAGGATTTTTGTTCACCCATGTTGCAATGTTGGTCAGCGAGTCGGTCAATCGTGTCATGTATGGCAGAACTTGATTGCCGATCATTTCTTGGATTTCGCCGAGCGCGATTGAGATTTTCTTGAATGATCCCTGAGCCGATTTCGCAGCTGCTTCTGACGCGCCACCGAATGTCCCATTCAACGACTGCATCACCTCATTGACCGAAGCACCATCCTTGATGAGCCCGAATAGCTCCGGTGAAAGTTGCTTGATCGCTTTAGTGTTTCCGCCATAAGCCTTGGACACAGCATCAGCGACTTCTTGCACGCCCTTGCCAGTTGCAGCCGAGACATCAAGGACGGTCTGCAAAGCATTCTGAGCTGTTTCTAGATCGCCAGTACCACGGACAAGGCTGGCAAGCGCCGGACGAAGCTCATCGTCGGCGACTGCTGCGCTCATCTGGATGGACGAAATGAAATCCTCGTTCGCTTTGATTTGCGATGTTGTGGCGTTCGTGGATGCTGTGAGCTGGCGCGCAAGTTGAGCCTGTGATGCTTGATCTGCTGCAGCTGCTTTTGCAGCCTGAATCAATTCCACGCCAAGCGCAGTAACGGCAGCGGTCGCTGGGATCATTGCGCGCTTCATGAGGAAGGATGCTTTTTCGGCGTTGGTGCTGAGGTTCTTGAACTCCGCGTAGGTTTTCTTTATTCCGTCACCTTGGAAGTCGGTAATAATCGGGATGCGAATAGCCATTAGAGGTTGCTCCTACTGAGTGCGATCGTGAGTTTGCGTTCAACATCTTCGCTGATGTTTCGGATTGCTGACTCAATGTTGTCTGTGTTGTTTTCTACTGCTGGCCACATTGAGCGCGAAGCTTTGCCGAAGACGCGATCCATGTTTTCTATGAGCGTGTTGTTCCAGTCGTAGGTCACGCCTTTGCGCTTTTGAGTTGAAGACGATTTACCGCCACGCCCAGCGATGTCAAACACGATGCCGGCAGGGTTTTTTTGCTGGATTAGGAATGCGCTAAGAGTTTCGTATTGTGCGCCTTTGTCCATGTTTCTTTTGCGTGCGCGTCGAGTGTCAATCTTGACCGTGATGGAACGGTTCGCAATTGCTTTGTCCCATGGGAAGATGTGTCGCCATTTACGACCGAAGCCACGCATCACAGTCTGACCGATGCTAGCTGGGAGATTGTTTCGCGCGTCCGAGATCGTCGGCTGCATCAGTGCGCGATAGTCCTTTGTGATTTGTCGGCGTAGATCTGGGGCGAGTTTGTTCAGCGTCTTGAGATCTTCCTTGATCCCATAAACCTGAATGCCAGTTCTCGCCATGTCATTACTTCCTGTTTCTTTCCTCTAACACAGTAGTGACAGTGAGCAGGTCGGCAGTGTCAAACTCTTCCTCGTAGAAGCGCGGAGCCCACGAAAGAGCAACTAGCAATTCTGCTAGGAGCCTTCGGTGAGTTCCGCGAGGATAGGGTTTTCAATTTCCTCAGCAACCACCTCAACGGCATCGAGCTTTGCAATGAACTTGTCAAACTCACCCGGCACAACGATCTTGGCTTGCTTAGATGCTTCCCACGCTAAAAACGCGAGATCCTCAACACCGATACCGTTCGCCATGTCTGACGCTTTACGCTTGAACCTTCGTTCCCATGCAACCAATGTGACCAGATTAGTTGTCACTTCGTATGGGTCTTTGCCTTCTTCTGTCACCTTTAGGTGCAGCTTCATTTCTTCTCGCTTTCGTGTCGGACCGAT